CTTGATCTTGGGGTCAACCTTGCCTGGTGACCTGAATGCTACCCGCTGGGCGCCTCCGTTTGCGAAGATCAGTGTGCCGTACTTCTCCACGGCTATAGCCAATCCGAGCACGTTCTTCAGAAGCTCGGTAGGCTTTTTACCTTCTATTCCATTGTAGGAAAGGCCGGAGATATGAAACATATCTTCGGCAGGGATGGGGCGATCCATGCCTTCAACCTTATACCACAAGCGATTTTCAAAAACAAAGGGAGTGACATCACCAGGACGCGGGATCAGGCGAAGCTCATTAGGCCTGGCATCGGCGTTGCGAAGGATCAGGCTGTAACCGTTGCCGTGCATACCGGCGTGGGTCTGCATGGTTTCCTTCCACACATAAGCGTTCATCATCGGGTTCGGCCGGTCGTGGAGCAGGTTATATACCGGGTGCGAGGTATCGATGATCGTATTTCCATCGCGTTCCTGCCTCATCGGCTTGAACGGGAGCATGGCCACGGTTTCTGCCAGTATTTTGACACACCCCGCGAAGGTGGGGATGGTCATAGCGGTTTCAGGGGTAATGTTTTCGCCGGTAAAAGATTCAATGCCCAGCGCATTGCGTAGCCAGTCGGCGGGATTTTTCAAGGTACTTGTACCATCGGAGGAACGCGCTTCGGCCTCGGGGAAGGAAGTCACCTTTGAAAACAAAGGGATACCGAAAATGCTGAATTGAGTTTTGCGCTCCATTCTTTTTGCTTTGAATGGAGCAATGATACAACTGCGGAAGTGATTGATTGACGGAACTTTGTCCCGCTTTTTTTATTTTAGGAACTCTGTACCGGGACTTTGTACCGGAATTTTTAGAAGGAGATTATACCTCATTTAGCTTAATTATCCGCTGGATTTCATCCTCCAGGATTTTCAAAGCTACGGGATTTGATTTGCCAGCTTGCTGGATTAATTGATCACTGATAAGACCTGCGCCTTTATAAAAGCCATTCACATACCATGGATCTGTGTCAGCCGACCTTTTTCCTTTTCCAAATATATCATATGATGTGATCAGCACAGGATGCTGACCAAAGCGGTACGCCTCGCAGCCTTTTTGTTTAGCACCAGGTATGTCGATGTGAATGAGGTTAAATCTTTCTTTTATGCTCTCTGGAATTGTTTTCATTTTAGTGTTTTTAACGATCAAAAATAAGCTTTTTGTTTCTGGCCCGCGCCATTGAAACGGGCGTTATTCCATTGTTCTATGCAATTTTTAGAAACAAGAGGCCGCAATGCCACGAGCTATTATAATAGCTTACCCACGCAAATGTTTTGGTTGTATAATTTGACCTCCCATCCCACGGCAAACGCATTCCAATTGATAGTAGTGATAATCCCCACGATTTCTGTTGTTTTGACCATTCAGAAGTCAATAGTTGAACATTGTCTATGCGACTAAAAAAACTGCATAGCTCAACAAACACACTTAACGCCTGCTGTAGTAGATTCTTAATTATTTTTGCTACTTTCATATTCTAAATTATTTCTCATTCCCCGGACGCCGGGCGCGGGGGTGTTGTTCAGTGGTCTTTATTATATAATACAGTTTGCCCACAAACAGCGCAGGTGCCATAAGGCTGACTTAAATACTCCTTAAAAACAAACTCGTGTTTACAGCTTTTGATTTGATCTTCTTGTAAGCATTCTTTCTTCGCCTCATTGTCTGTAACGACCGGAGTTTCATTGCTAACCTTTCTTGCTTTATCGACACATTCGTGGCAATATATATAATTAGCTCCACAGTAAGGATCATCACAAAGAAAGCCAAGGATATGACCACACCCATCACACTTTAACTGATGAACCACCATGGACTTATCACAATCGCAGATTGCACACAATTCCCTTGATTCGTGTTCCCGGCCGCAATTCATACAAATATCTTTTAATTCACTCATTTTTGTTCGCCTCCCCGCCATTTTTTTTGTATATCACCAGTACAAAAACATTGCCAACAGAAATACAGGTATCACCCTGATCCAGATGATCCGGAAAACTTTGTGCGATTAAAGGCTTGCAGCGTTTGTGCCGGGCGTTCAGCTCATCGATGTTGGCACGGAGCCGGGCCAGATACTGCTTCTTTTCCTGATCGTCGGCCAGCATGCGCCGGTCCATGGAGAAGACCATCGACCTGACGTCTTCCTCCAGCTTGTTTTTTGTAACCCAGTATGCCTGGGTAACTTTTGCAAAGTACTTCATGGTTCTTGTTTTGTGGATTATTGTTTCTTCTTCAGTCTTCTGCTTTTCATTTTCCTGAAGGTATCGAAGCAGCTGTACTTGTGGCACCCGAAGTGCTTTTCGTATTCCTGCTCCGCCTGCTCATAGGCCTGATAGTGGGTGATGTCGGGGTTATCCCGGATAATGGAGTAAAAATGCCGGATAAAGCCATCCACCGTTAGCAGTTCCCGGGCTTGTTTGCTGTTCATAGTCCTCGGTCTTTATAAATTTCGTTAATCAAATCCTCATTATTATCAATCTCGCAGGCCAGTGCATTCACCAATGAGCTCATGCCGTCAACCTTTTCCCGGCTCTTATCCTTATCTATTCGGATGTTCAGGTTTGTATCCCGTTTGATCCGCACGTTCCGGTTCATCCATCGCAGCACTTTATGACCTCCGTGTGTGAGCTGCTGCTCGTAAATCTCCCCGTAAAGCTTCTTAGTCGGTTCGGAAAGCACGCTCATGTACTGCACCACCTTGCGGCACTTATCCAGGGGGAAGCCCCGCTTCACCAGGTCAACGATAAACTTCTTGGCGTTCCATTCATCGAAGCCCAGCTCCTTGATCTCGTGATACTCCACATACTTCATGATCTGCTCGATGATCAGGTCATCGTCCACCGTGTTGCCTTCGCATATGTGCACCAGTCCTTCTTCTGCCCACAGGCGGTAATCCACAAAGTCCTGGAGCTCCTTCACCTTGGCTTCCGGTATCCACAGATCCCAGAGCACCTTTCGCTTTTCGCCTTTCTTCACAGGAGGGAACGACCGACACAAGGCCGTGATGTCGTATTTCTCCGAAAGGTCCAGGCCCAGATAAACCTTTCTTCCGATCAGTTCATTTTCATTGATGGGATCAGAGCACTCCATCCAGATGTGATCCGGTATCCAGGTGTCTTCTGAATCAACCCATATGTTCAAGTTCTTGGTCTGAAAATTTACCAGGCGATGACCACCCTTGTTCATGGCATCGATGAACTCCGTCTGCATAAATTTCAAAGACACGCTCACTCCCAGGTTCGGGGCACTTTTGACCCAGTTGGCGGGATCCTGCCAGTCGTCTTCCGGATCCATCGTATAGATGAAGCCGGTCATATTATCCTGGCGCTTGATACCCATAAGGATTTCGATGATCTGTTCCCGGAGAGCATAGCAGGGAAGAGATTTGTCGAAGCCCGCCGTGGTGATCACCATCAGCAGAGGATTCCTGCGGGATCCCACGGCACTTTTCGCCAGGTCGAATAAGGTTGACTTTTTATGTACGTGGTACTCATCGATGATCGAACAGTGAGGGTTGATCCCTTCATTGCTTTCATACTGCGAGCTCAGGGGTTCAAACTTGGAACCTGTTTCCAGGATGTGCATGTTGTGCTCGTAAACCTCCACTTTGTTGCGAAGGTGCTCCGACTTGCGGATCATTCTTTGAGCCTCCACAAAGCAAAGCTTCGCCTGCTTGTATGACGTTGCCATAGAATAGACTTCCGCCCCGGCCTCCCCATCGGCGATGAGCATGTAGTTGCCCAGTCCAGCCATGAAGGTGGTCTTGCCGTTTTTCTTGGCTACTTCTATGTAGCAGTAGTTAAAGCGCCGGGTCTTATCCTTGTTGTACCAGCCGAAGATAATCCACAGGATCATGAGCTGCCAGTTGGAAGGATCGAAAGGCTTGCCCTCGAACTCTCCTTTGCCGTGGCTCATAAAGGGGAAAAAGCGGATGGTATAGATAGCGGCTGATTTGTTGAAGGTCCAGCCCATCTTATCGGCCTGTTTCAGGTCATCGTAATGGCGTTTCACGGCCAAGCGAATGTATTGGCCGGTCGTGACGGTCCCGTTCATTATGCCGTCCATATACCTGGTCACCCGCTTTTCGATGTCGGTCATGCCTTCCTGCTTTTCAGAAATTCAGTGAATTGATCTTTCGGCTCTTCCTTAATTGGATTCACCCGGGACCTGGAGCTGGGGGTCAAGCCGAACTCCACTCCGATAGCCTTGGCTTTCTCCAGGGATGCCTGGGCAATCTTGAACAGTGGGTTCACCTGGTGCGATGTGCCGTTTTTTGTTGCATTTGTGATCACCATTTCCTCTTCGGATTTTCCGTCCTTGCCCGGCTGAAACTTCTTCATGATATCCAGGTAGGTAGAGTATTCCTGGCAATAAGCCACCAGCAATTCAAAGTCCACCGAGGTCATAACCTTCTGGCTCATTAGCTGGCGCGTGGTATCCTTGTAGATCCTCTTAGCCAGGGGGCTGAACCACTTGGGAGGGGGCGGGGCCTTTTGCTTCAACGGAGCCACAGCCGGAAGCTTCTTCATTCGGCAAGGCTGATCGGTGCCCGCCAGCACCTTAATTGCGGCCGGTTTTGGTTTACGTCCTTTCATTAAACTACTTGTTTTACAGATAACACTTCCTGCATTTCTTTAATGACTGGCTCGATAATCAACCTGGCCCACTCCGGAGGCACGGCATTTCCAATTAACTTGGTCTGATCTTTCTTTGATAACTTCAACCGGGGATGAGTGAAATACCTTTCCGGGAAAGTTGATATTCTGCTCAGCTCTTCCGGATCCAGAAATCTCATCCGAATATCGAAATCAATCTCTCCGTTCCTGATAGCAGTAATAAGTGCCTTTTTATTAGTGCCGGTTAAAATTGTATTCAAGGGATCTCCAATGCACTGGTTTTGACTGCCCGGGTTGCCTGATGAATTAAAGTACGCTGTGATAAATTGAACCTTCTCTTCTGTGGTTAATGTCCCTAACGGTTCTGATAACGGCTGATTATTGAGTTCAGGCCGTCCATTGGAATTATATTGCTTGCTGATAAATTGCGCCCGGACAGTCATCAGCTGGTGGCGTTGCTGGCCTGTAATGGTATTGATAGGGTCCTCCGGAGATAATACTTTGGAATTATCGGAATAAGTACCATCCGTGATAAAGTTAACCGATACCAAGGCATTACGATTGACTGTAAGAATAGTTGGAAAAGGATCTTTGATATCGCTGGCATGTACCTGGACATTTCCATTAGGCCGTTTATCATTGAAATACTTTGTGATAAACTTTTTTTCGATCGTAACCAGTTGCTTGGTTTGCCTTGTTAGCTGGGGAGACAGTGGATCATCAACCTTGTTAAATATATCTTGCCTGCAATAGTCTTGCACGAACTGCACTTTCTCCAAATGGACCAGCACATGCCTATCTTTTGTGGTGATGGTATTCAATGGTTTTTGAACTGACTGGCAATTATCTCCAGTCCCGTAATACTGGAAAATAAAATGCAGCTCAGGGGCGAATTTGCGGATACCACCAGCTATCCTTCTCAATGTGTTTGGAGACAGCGGGGTGCGTTTACCTTTTCGCACATTGGGATTAAACTCACGTCCAAAAATACTTTCCCCCTGTTTCTCCAAATCAATATAATCTTTACAGGCTTGCCATTTTTTTAACCCGTTGATGCCGAGTTTGTTGTGAGTTGGTACCGGCCAGTTTATTGACATCCTTAAATAATCTCGAGTGAAAAAACAGAAGAAACGGATACGGCGTGTGGGAATGCCGTAATCAGCTGCATTCATAATCCGTTCATGGTAGGTATAGCCAAGCTTACAGATTGTTTCTTTCCAGCTTTGAAACTCTTCACCCTTCCTTTGTTTTATCGGCTTTCCCTCCTCATCTGTTATTCCCCACTCCTTAAACTCTGGCACATTTTCGATTCCAATAACCAGTGGCATCATGTACTTAATATATCTTACCAGCTCCCATCCAAGAGTATAGCTGCCGATCTTTTTCTCCTTGCCACCGTTCGCTCGGGAATGTTGGGTACATTCTATCGATGCCCATATAAAATCAACCATATCCATATCATGTTCATCCTGGTTGTAGATGTCGGACCAGTAATGCTTAATATTTTTATGGTTGAAGATATTAGTACGGATAGCCAAGTGATCATGGTTAAGTACCCATTTACATTTCAGCCCAGGTATTTTTGTCATGGCTTCAGTAACTCCACCTCCACCGGCAAGGAAATCACCACTTGTTATTTCTATGCTCATTTCTTTTCTAACCATAATATCATATTCCAAGGGTTGTTTGATTGGTCCTCCAGTTTGAACCATACTTGCGGTTGCTCGCATGCTGATCCCGATCGTGTCGAAGATGACAGCGCTGGCACAGTGCGGCCAGGTTACCAAACTTGTTGTTGTTTCTATCATGATCCAAATGGGCAATCGTCAGTACGACTTTTACCGACTTGTACCCATCGACTATTAATGTTTCAGCCTCCATCCCCTCGGGAACAATTAACCATCGGTTATCATTATAAGGTCGGTAAATCAGTTCATGATTCGGAGCCTTGCAGAATTTACAGCTTTGACTGTCTCTTGCCAGGATCAACCTACGGATCAGTGACCACTTCGGATGATATTTTTTATAGTTAATTGGCATGTACCCTATTTTAGTCAATTATGCATGTGAGAGAAGAAAATGAGCCCACCGATTATATTTTTAACCCCTTCCGGGATTTAACCCCCCTACCCCCCGGGCTACTCATTTTGGTTAAAGTATTGGTTGAAGTGCCTCATAGATTGCTGTTTCTCGCCCTTGAAATGTAATATCCTGGTCCATGTTGAAGGCTTTTGCGGGAGGTAGTAGTTGTTATAGATACTTGTGGGCAGTGACATCTTCGGTATCATTCCTTTGGTGCGATACACCCGGTAATGCTTCCGCATCTTCGGGGCTTCGAGCACCATGTTAAGCGCTTCCTGATCTGTCTTGGTCTGAGTGGCCGGGATTGTATCTATCCACTGTTGGATCAGCTGCCGGGTCTTATGATTATTCTTGATGAAGATCACCCCTGCATTGATGTAACCGTCGAACATAGGCCACTGGCTGCCTTCATTCTCTTCTGCAGGCCTTATGGTGACCGCAATATCAAAGTTGAACTGGAATACCATCGAGATGTCCCGGATGCAGCAGGTATCGGCATCCATCCATACCAGGTAAGGTTCCTCGGGGAAGTCTAACATGGCATCCAGGATCACTTTAGGCTTCCAGATGCTGTTAGCCAGGTAATTCGGACAGCTGATCACCCCACTGCTCTTTGCCAGCTCCACATCCTGGGAAGGGTCATATGGTATTCCAAATCCCAGCCCGCCAAGGTCGTAGATGATCAGGAGATTCTTATTCGAGAGGCTATTGGTTATAGACCAGCATTTAATAGCTAGCTTTTTCATTTCGGCGTTTGCCGCTGTGATGATCTTCATAGTAGTATCAGGTTTGCTTTTTCAACAGGAGGCTGGCTCCAGGTCCAGCAGTTGTATTTCTCGTATATAGACTGGCAGCGTTTATACAGCTCCAGGTCATTCTCCACTTCATTGAGCTTCACCCCTACCGGTGCGCCCATTCGTGGTTCCTGAGAATAATCGAACCATCCAGCCTTAACCCGGATGTCACTGGTCATCATCGACATGTACTTATAGCGGTTCTGTAGCATGGCATAATACACCAGGATGTGATCCAGGTGACCGTACTCCCCATACCAGTTGTGAGTGTAAACCACATCACAACTCTTATCCAGGGAATTGGCCACGTCAGTGAACCATCCGTTCAGTTGACCGCTCCGGGCATCCAGCCGATAGAACTCACTGGGATAATTCAAAGACTTTACCGGGATCCCAAGCAGCTCTCCCATTTCCTGGAGCGCTTGATACCGGTACCGGCACCAGGCCCGATCAAGGTTATGAAGATCATTGGAACAGATCAATATGCTTTGCGCTTTCTTGAGTATCGGCCAGCCAAAGATGATTTCATCATCGGGATGGGCCATGACAATTTGTATTCTCATATCAGTTTTGTTTCATTGTAATAATCAAACACCTGTTTGTGCCCCACATGGAGCATGATCTCATTGCCGATGCCGACATGATCGCTGCACACACACCACTGGAAAGGCAGCAGATAAGGGTTGAATCCTGTGGCCCATATGGCACGCCACCAGGCCAGCGGACCTCTTACCGGCCGTAAGCGCATTTCCTGGCAGAAGGTCCAGGCGCAATACCGGGCCTGACCGTCGTGCATATCCAGGGCTGTGATCGCACAGTTTAAGGCAAAGCCGGTGCCTGTGCTGGGGTCATCGACTGAGCCACCGTCCATTCCGATGGTTGCATCATGCCGGACCAGCATCCTGGGGTTTGCAGGCAGACACAGGCCGAACTTTTTTACCAGCGGGATGATCGTCTTGATATCATCAGAAACGATCCTAACATCACTGTCGAAAGCCAGGCATACATCAGCATCGGAGCGGAACATTGCCTCTATCTGCCAAAGGTCGTTCATTCGGTTTCCATATCGGAACTGCCTTCCAAAGGGTCCGTTTACCGTGTACTTCTGGTCAAACTTGCCTTTCTCGATACGGCTATGGGCATCGGTCACCAGGATAAACCTGGCATCCGGGAAATAGCTTCGGAAGTGATCCACATCGACGTTCACCACGCCGAATTCCGCAAAGATTATATCGATTTTCATGGCTGCGAGCTCTGACGTGGTGTGTAGATAAATCTCTTATCTTCCCTGACATTCCCGGTGTGCAGCACATATGTAAGAATATGGCTTCGCCACATGTTGTATAGCACGACCGGGAAGCTGATCTGATCCCTGGAAGAAAACCGGCATATGTGTGCCCACCACATTTCATTCATCCGGCGCACACTTTCGACATTCTTCCTGACCAGCACCCCGCATTCAGCTAATCGGTGAGATTCATAGCCGATTTTTGACTTAGATATTCTTTCATAAAATTTATGCTGATCAACCAGCGGAGCCTTATAATCCAGGCCCATGACATCCACGGCCTCAAGCTCCTGGAGAGCATTATTCCGGTAGGGATGAGCGAACGCGGCCAGATCGTATTTGCCATGATCCAGCCAATCGTTTACAAACTGCTCTATATCAGTTCCCGGAGCAAAACGGATATTACCATCGAGCCACACAGTCACGTCATATTCCGGAAGAAACAGGTGCGGCAGGATCTTGTAAATCTTTGCATTAAGCCGGGGGCTCTTGAAGCGGTCGTAATCGTTAAAGACGATGCAATCATCCCGGAAAGGCTCAAAGCCTCCTGTAATGGCGGTGTAAACTGCTATTTTCATAAATCACTCTTTTCTACATTAATAACCACGGCAAAGCCGTTCCCCACCTTGCCGTCTGGATCCTCACAGCTGGACACCACAAACCCGAAGTGAGTGACCATTTCACAAAAGGTTTTACTGTTCCACCGGCTCACATGTCCCAGCTCCAGGTGCTTCTTATCGGGATCCTGGTGACGTTTAATGATCTCTTCCAAAGTAGTCAGGGGTTTAGCCACATCACTGGGCAGGGCATCGCGTTGCGGCACCACCAGGTAAATAAATTTCCGGGCAATACGGGCCCATTCTTTCAGGGTTTCAATGGGATCCCAGATGTGTTCAATAACATGGCTGGCCAGAACAAAATCGTAGGATTTGTCAGGTACCGGGATATCCCAGGCCCAGGCCACGATATCTACAGGCATCATCTCCCCGCAAAGCTCGATTTCAGCCTGCTTGTATTCGGTCACTTCATTGGTATAATCCACGTTAAGTGTATCCAGGTTAAAAGCATTGTGAGCGCTACCACCCACTTCGAGGCCCTTTAGGCCTATCAGCCATGCATAGGCATGTGCGCTTTCCGGGTACTTCATATCGCCTCCTGGTAGTTTGCGTAAGAAACCATAGTGCCGATGGTGTCGTAGTAGGAATCCAGCAAAACCGCCTCATGTATCAGGCGTTTCTCGATCAGGTTCTCGATCTTGCGGATCTCCAGGGCTAAAATAGGGTCGGCAATGCGACCGGTGCTGGGCATAGGACTTATCATCGAGACAATGTTCTTGCAGCTGTGCAGAACCGTGGCATGATCCTTTCTTCCGATATGCAAAGCAATCTGATTCAGGCTTTCCCGGGTCAGCTTTTTACTCAGGTAATGACCTACCTGCCGGGCTTTCACCAGCTCCCGCTTACGGATGGGATCGGTCGCCGGGTTATAATCGAGGCCATAAAATTCACAAATGATCTTAAAGATTTCTTGCGAGTTCATAATGGGCTTTTCTTCTCTCATCACTTTTCACTAATGTTTTACATTCTTGCATAACAACATTTCATACTAATAATTAACTGCCTAAAAATTTCAGGCGTGTTTGCCGGTCTTTTGATATGACCGTTTCCAGTTTATCTACCCAGGTAAGCTGGTGCCGTTTTTCATCCTCGATAAACCGGAGATAGTTCCGGGTCATGTTAGCATCGGTGTGCCGGAGCTGGTTCTGGACATCGTACAAACTGGCCCCCTCGGTAATCATCATCACCGCTGTGGTGTGGCGAAGAGAGTGGGCTGTCAGCATCTTATCGTCCATGCCGGCCTTCACCATACGGTGCTTGATCATCACCCCGATGTATGCCGGGCTCATGCGCTCGGAACCGTACCGGTTATAGATGAACATGGGTTCAAAGTCTTTGCTGATCCGCTTACCGACGTAGGCTTTCAGTTCATCGGCAACATCCAGGCTGATCCTGGCGAAGACTTTTTCTTTCCGGCCCTTGCCCAGGATCCTGACCCCCGGCCTTTCACCGTCTTCAAAATCCCCGATATCCAGTCGGCTAACCTCTACGCTTCTCATGCCACTGGTGACCATCATCCGAATGATCAGGTGATCCCTTTTCCCGAGCTCGGTAGCTCTGTCGATGCTGTTCAGCAAGGCTTCGACCTGCTCCGGTTTCAGGGGCTTCTTACGAAAGCCCACATAGCGCTTGTACCCTTTCACCCCGCTGGCGATATCGGGATAAAAGCCGCTATCGTCCAGCCACCGGTAAAACTTGCGGATAATGCTCAGGCAGGTATTTACATACAGGGGCGATTTCCCGTTTTCGTAAGTTGTACTCTTAAACCTCAAAATATGGGGCTTGCGGACCTCTCCCCAGGTAATACCATTCAGCACCAGCCAGTTCAGCCAGATGTTCAGAATGTTGCGGTAATTCCGCTTGGTGCTGTCTTCGACGTCCTGCTCCTGCAAAAAGTCTTCGATGTATTTCCGGGGATCCGTGGTCATTTCTTGTGCCTTTCATTTGCTGATTTCCGGGCGTGGTGCATAGTGCACAGGGTTTGAAGGTTTTCCCAGTCGAGAGGTTCGCCGAACAAGCCTCCCCTGGTGTCATAGGCATCATGGCTGTTTATCTGCTTGATGTGGTCAACTTCCTTCCCGGGAGTTGTTTTGCCTTCCCGCCAGCACTCTTCGCATAAGGGGTTCTGTTTGATGTACTGATTCCGGCACTTCCTCCATTCCTTGCTTTGATAGAATGGGTTCCTGGTTTTCCTGGTTTGTGGGATCACCACGGGCTGCCAGCTCATCCGCCTGTTTCTTGGAAAATCGACCATTACTTCCTCCTTCTCTCCTTGTAGGTTCCGATTGGCGTGCCGTACATGGCATGATCCATCAGGTATGGAAGATCCATGACCGGTCGTCCCTGCTTTTTAGCCTTCCGGTTGTAGTGCTTCAAAGTGTCGGTATCCACCACGGTCATTCCGTGACGACCGAAGCCGATCACCCAGTTGCGCTTTCCGGTAGCCTTCCAGTTAGCAATAGCCCTGGCTTTGTAAAAGTTGAACTTAGCCCACCGGTAAAGCTCCATTATCAGTCTGTAGATGATCATAAGGCCTGAAATATCAGCTGTTCAATAATCTCGATGCGCTGCTGGTTGACCTTGCTTAGCAGCAAGTTTTCCCGGATGTATTGCACGGCCTCCTGGTGAATCCTTCTGCGAAGCAGCTGGCTTTCTCCGTTCATCAGCCATGAAAGCCGTTCTGTCAGGTTTTCGGAATCCTGGTAAACCAGCGCATCAGTATTAGAAGACCATTCCCAGCTCTCGAAGTTCGGGATCAGCACCACAGCTCCGGCCATGGTACCCTCGATCCAGTTGATGTTGCTTTTGCACCGGTTGAATACATTATCGACCAGGGGAACATACATCACCCCGGGATTAATTTGCCGGATGGTGCGGAAGTACATCACCGGGTCCATGGTTGGGATGTGCCTGGTCTTGGGAATGAACCAGGGATTATACCCGAAAAACATCCACTCCCAATCATCGCGGTTCATGCAGCTCCTGATGGCATCACTGAACTGCATCAGATCCACATGGTGGGTATCGCTCCCGCGCCACATCACGATCTTGTTTTCGCTGTAGTGGGCCTCGGGCTTCTGAATAAAGTCGTTGAAAGCATTCGGGATCACGGTAACTTCTTTTCCGGCTGTGTGAAGCCTGAGCCTGTCCGCCAGGTTTCGGGTTGAAGCCGTGACCTTATCGGCCAGCTGCAGGATGGTGCTCATGATCTTCTGAGTGCCTTCGGTCATGTAAAGATCATGAAACGACATCCACTCCGGGATGCTGGTCAGATCATCGTCATAATCGACCCACACCGGCACAGCCATTTCCTTGCAGTACCTGGTAAAATTCAAAACTTCCAGGGTAAAGGGCCGGTGCAAGTAAACCAGGTCATACTGGGCGATATCCACCCAGCTCATGCTCCGGCCACGGTCGCTGATCAGGTTAACTTCGCCCATTTCCTTGGCCAGGTATGGAAACACTCCCCAGGCCCTGTAATAGCTGGTGGTGTCCAGCGGATTCGGTGTTACAATCAAAATGTTCATAGTCGTTATTTTTCAAAGTAAATTGATACTGCTGTTTTTTTCACCGCTTCACTGACCGAGCGAAGCGTTCCCAAGCAAATCCTGTCGGGATCCCGCATCATGGCGTCTTCCGACTGCTTGTATCTCATGCCCATATCTTCCACGGTTTCCCACTGGGCTATGGTCACATAGGTCTGACCATGCAGCTTTTGCAGTTGGCCATTCTCGATCCTGAGCCTGCCGGTGCGCTCCAGAAAATCAAAAGCCGTGATGCTGATACATTCCATCCTCCGGGTCCTGATGTAATTTTCGCGCTGCTTTTCGATCCAGTAATTGTTCAGATAATCCCTTTCATCCCCGGTCAAATCGGCGTTATGGTAAACCGCCCGGCCGTTGTATGCCAGAATGATCTCCCGGTTTTCCTCACTGATCACCCCGCTGACCTGCTCCGATCGTGTGGTAGTGGCCTGCCGCTGCCTGAGATAAGCCTGCAGCACCCGGCTGCAGGAAAGGCCGGTAACGCTTTTAAAACCGTCCATTTTCTCATCGAGCCTTCCCGCTGCAAGCTGGTTGAAAGCATCTGACAGATCCTCGGTTGTTGCTGTTGCATGTGTATTGCGAAGGAAACTGATCACCACGGAGCTTTTGTCCGGGCTCAGTGCGGGATACCCGCAAAGAATGCAGATGTGATTCAGTACCTTCAAAAAGTCGGCATCGGGGGTGTGGGCTAATTTCATCGCTTGATCCAGTTTTCAATGGTTAAAAAAGCGTATCTCAGGTTTCTTTGTTTCAGATACTTTATTCCCTTGTTCTGCATGGCCTTGATCGTTTTCTCAGTGTCTTCATAGCCATATTTCTTCACGAGCTCTTTAAGCTGCTGCAGGCTTAGGGGGTACTCCATGAGCATGATGTCGGGGCAGTTATTGAGCACCATCTTCGCCAGGGTATAGACGGGTTGGTTTTCCTGCTGGAGCTCCGCTGTCAGGTCGGATTCGTTCAAGGGCGGCTGGTTCTTTTTGTTTTCCCCCTGCACCCCCTTTCTATTATCCTCTACTCTTTCTTCTTCTATTACTCTTTCTATTACTATTACTTGTGGGGTATTGCATACCCTACCCCCTACCCTATCCCATAGGGTATTATTTTTTATTTCAATACCTTTAGAATTAAGCAGTTCAATAATTTTTGAATGAATAGGGCTTTTCTCATTCAAAGGCCACCCATTCTGGAATTTTATGAAATCGGTAATAAGCCAGTATTTTCCATTGACCGGGTAAATCTGATCTTTGAAAAATTCCAGCGCGGTCTTTTTGTCAATCTTTCTGCCGATAAAAAAACTGGCCGCTTCAAAGTCAACATCCCAGAAACCGGCGAAGTCACAACGGTCTTTAATAAACTGCCAGAACAACTTATATTCCAGGGGCAGTTTTCTGAACCACGACTTATCCCATATACCGGTGTCGGTCATTCTCTTGCTCATTTCAGAAGCTGATAGATATTCGTCTGACCGTTCTTGGAGTAAATGCTACGGCTCTTATCGGTGAGCTCATAGCGTATGGTACCGTCTGATCGCAGCTCTCTGAGCTTACGGGTAATCGTTCCGTCCATGAGGTGCTGCCGGCCGGTGATCTGCTTCACCTTACGGCACAGCATCAGCACATGGAATAAGTCTGGCATGTCGATAAATGCTTTGTGGGTGGCTTCTTTGACGGTCATTAGTAGATCCTCCGCCTGGTTTGGTTACGGTAATTATACAAGTCTTCCATATGGGTCAGGTATTCTTTGTAGGTGCCGCGGCTTTCAATCACCAGATTATGAGCCTGTATCTTCTTCATAAAATCATCCAGTGAAAAACTTTTGCTTTCTGCGAGCACTTCGACCGCCTGCATAAAGCTTCGGGTTTTGTTAGTCTTGCAAATACCATCGAAGGCTTCGATGATCTTCATGAAGCGTGTTGCATAGTCCTGGTGATTGACCTTAAAAAGACCATCCCTCATGGTATCCTGGGCGTGTCCATGAACCTTCCCGTCCTGGAGCAAGCTAACGGCAATGCCGATATTTATGCCGTGCTTCTGTATAAATTCATGTAAAAGCTGATAGTGCTTATTTCCCAGGTCCATGTAACAGTTAAGAAAATCCTGGTCCTTCCACTTTGAAACATTGTTATTGATCGCCGGTACCTGCTTCAAGTTGAATCCAGGCACCACCACGAAGTAAACGGGAAGGTTAAGCTGCTCACAGACTTTCAGGCGATGCTGACCATCGATCACCTGCATGTCTGGGGTCACCATAATAGGGCACCATTGAAAATAATTCAGTCCATCCTCCTCCACGCTTTTCCTGATGCGGTGGATTTTCTTTTTGTCAACATGGCGATTGCCTTTCATGTATTTGAAGAGGCTGTAATCGCGTGTTTCAAAAATTTCGATACTGCTCTTTTTCATGGGTGACTAATTTTCGTAGCGAGGGCGGGATTCGAACCCGCGACCTGGAGGTTATGGGCCTCCCGAGCTGACCTCTGCTCTACCTCGCAATGAGTTTACATTTCGACCTGAACCAGCTCCGGAGCAAGGGTTTCGATCATTTCCAGCTGTTCAGCGAAAACAGAATCAATAATCTTCTTCTCCAGTTCGTTCGCTTCAAGGCTCTCCAGGTAACACTCCATTTCAGCATCACGGATAATGATGCCAACGGAAACCTCAAAGCGAACAGGAATACCCCCTTTATAAATAGGCATTTGCAGAGTAAAGGCGGGAGGAATGTTCGATTCCACAACCTGATCGACCATCACGCGTGAATTTCCGCGGGTATCCTGGACCTTCTCCATTTCCTTATTCACCTTGCCTTTGAAGTTTCTCAAGTCGGCCACCAAATTCATGGCAACGCGCTGTTCTTCGAAACAATAGCGGTGCATCTTGATGAAGTTTGAGAGCTCCAAAAGCGTAAACTTTTTCTGTCGGTTGATTGAAAAGGCCTGATAATCCTCATCGAGGATCATCTGTCCGGTAACAGTGCCGAACGTTTCAGTACTTGTCTCGTTCATGACCAGGCGAATTGTACTGGCCGATCTCATGATTTCCAGTCTGGCATCGGCATAATTGACTTTCTTTTTCGCCAACCATCTGGATACGGTATCGATTACCCCTTTGACCTCAATTTTGCGTGGCGGGTAAATGTCCGGTGCAACTCCAGATCGAATCACAACTTCCGGACTACGATTGATAATTTGAAATTTTCCTTCTAAACTGTTCATGATTACATGTTTTGGGCATTGCGTAAAACGCGCATGCTGTTGATACTCATCTGATTTTCTTCCGGGGTTAACTTCCGAACCTGAATAAGCTCTCCGCCTTTGTCGTAGGTACACATCATGCCTTCATCAAAGGCGGCCAGATGATAGACATTTTCAGTCAGCATGACTTGTTAAGATTTTATCCTGGTCAACAATTCCCGGTATTCTACCGTCATGGCCTTGATGTCCTGACGAAGCTGTGCCGTCAAGTCTTTCAGTTCATCCTGCTTACGAGCAATCTCAATGGCTTTCTGAGCAAATTCAAGCCGGTATTTTGTCAATTCGTCTTCATTGAGCTTTTTACCATAAGTCATCAGCTCAATTCTCTCTGCATTGCTCTCCAGCAATTCCAATCGTTTAACAGGGGATTCATTTTTGAAAATTTGTTTTTCCATATTGTGGGTGTTATAGTTGTTTATTGCTGATGTACTTTTTGAAGTCACTCCGAAGCATCCTAAAGCTGCTGTTCTTGCCGTTCAGCTGGAACATGCCGGATGCAATGAGTTCTGATTTGTACCGGTCCTCGAAAGCCGTGCGGCCGATACCCAGGCAGGTACAGATCTCCGACACGCTCATGAGCCGGAGATCATCTTCGCCTTCGGCCGGTTTGTCGCACTCCGACCTGACCGCGGCCACCGCCTCGGTGATCACTTCCCGGTATAGCTCCCGAAGCTCCTCCCTGGATAGAATAATAATCTCACTCATGATATGGGTACCGGTTGTTCCACATCGTAAATCTTTCCGGCGATCTGGTTGATGATCACCTGGGCGGCATACGGTACCGGGGTCTTACCGGATATCCACCGGTAAAAAGTTGCGGCGTTCACTCCGCAAGCTTTCTGAACCTCTAATCGACCCTTTTTGAGATCCTTTGCTGGCAGATTGTGATACCAGCCTCTGAGGGGGTTATTGACTTTTGTTTCTGTATTCATTATCTTTGTTGAATGTTTGCCAAAAATATGTAAATTATTTTAGCAAAGTCAAGTGTTGTTGATAATTATTTTAACTTTTTTTATGAATGAACTATATCGCACAGAATCTCAAAGTGTTGCGAAAACAGTTTAGTTTATCGCAAGAGGGGCTTGCGGAACACATAGGTAACAAACGTCATAACATTTCAGCCTGGGAGGACGGCCGGGCACAGCCAAGCATTGAAGATTTGATCAGGATTGCCAATTATTTTAACATCGGCCTTAACGATCTGCTAAGAACTGAAATTGATGCAAACTTCTTTATCACAGCTAAGGAAATGCCTCCGGTGTATGAGGCGGTGGATCACAAAACCTGCATCAGTTTGATACAATACCTGGAATCGGAATTGAAAAGTAAGAATGAGATCATCAAGTCATTGATCGATCTGTTAAAAAGCAAATGATGAAAGCAGTACTGTTTAGTATCATCATGGCGGGTTGCATGCCGGTCTATTGCCAGTATGCCGACGATTATCACCATGAAAGCCTGGAAGGGATCGAGCGCGGCGATAATGTGATTACCATTAACACAAATATGAGCGCCGGTGAAAACTATCATGCTATCAGCCTTCATCTGGCACAGCACGGCTTCACGTTCAAAAGCCGGGATGCTGAACTGCTCATAATCTCCACCGAGCCAAAACATCATAAAAACGGACTGGAGTACGCCTATGCCCTGGATCTGATCTGCAAGGGAGCTGACATCATCATCAGGCCCAGGCAGAGCGGCATGTCAGTTGGAGCTTCCCTGTTATGGGATCCGGAAATTATCTGGAAGCAATGGCATTATGCAACATCCAGCGGCAACATCTACAATCAAAGCTTTCGGGATTTTTATCCGGTGCTTAAAGATTACGGGTACCCGATGCAATTCTCCAGGGAATAGATCACCATTCAATCTTCCTTAGCTTGTTCTTCATCATTTCCTGGCTTTGGTGAATGTAGATCATTGAGGTCTTCAGTTCGCTGTGGCCCATGAGCTGCATGATCATCAAAGGGTCGTTAAACCTCCAGGCCAGAGCCGATCCAAAGTAATGCCTGGAGCTGTGCCAGGTAATCCGCTTGGTGATCTTGGCCGCCCCGACCACCACTTTCAGGTAGTCGTTAGCCTTCTGGCCTGATATCCTGGGAAAGATATAATCATCATCGCCGTGGTAAAGCTCCAGGATCCTTTGCGCTTTACCGCCGAACAGGATGTGCATCGGGATGAATACCGGTTGCGGCACCTTGATCATGCGGTGAAGCAGGATCTCCCATCCGTCTTTGTTTTTTTGCAAGTGTTTCTTCTGCAAGTTCTGCATGTCGGAAAATCTTAACCCGGTCCAGCAGCAAAACAGAAACATATCCCTGATCTTTTCGTATTTTTCTGAGGCTGAATAATCGATCTGCTCGATGGCCAGCACTTCATCGTCCGAAAGAAATGCGCGTGCCGTAGGCTCTCTTTTGGGCTTAAATTTGCCAGCGTAGGGATCCTGTCCGGGCTCGATCAGGGTCTTGGATATGGCCAGCTTGATATAGCGCCTGAGCACTTTATGGTGATCGGCAATGGTATTGGCCGAAAGGCCCAGGGTATGAAGGTGCTGGTTGAAGGAATAAACCAGGGAATAGTTCACCTGGTGAAGCTTAATGTCGGGATTAAAGGCGTTGAGCTTGCGGAGCATCACCCAGTGTCCTTTCGTGGTGCCGTACTTCAGCACCTTTTCGGCTTTCAGGTGATCCTCTATGAATGAGTTGAAAGTGTTGCCCCCTTTTTTCCGAAAAAATTCCCGGACCTTTTCCGCGGTCAGCTGTTCTTTTTTCCGGATCAGATCCATTTCATAATCCTCGATATCGCGGATCATCTGGTTTAACCGTTCCTGCTTTTTGATCAGGTGATCATCCAGGGGCTTGATCAGGTGCTTTTTCGGATCCCATTGATCCTGGTAGATCCTTTCGCCGGTGCTCACCATGGGTTTAGTCTTGCGATCCAGGTAAACGACAAGCTGAATGAGGCCCATGCCTTTATAATCAAGGCCTTTACGGGCGAAGATAAAGCGGTACTGTGCTTTCATCTGTGATACCCGGGTGTGGGTGTTTCATCCCGGTATCGCAAAGGTATCACAACAAAGAGTAAAACACAATAAAAAAACGGATATGTTCCCGGGCCCAGCTTCCGGAGATCACAGAAGGCTTACAGGTAAAGAAAATAAAAAAGGGGAAGATGCAAGCACCTCCCCCGAGTAGCCCGTAGGGTGCTACTCTTCTCACGCGTAAAACCCCGCTATCAGCGCTTATTCATTATCCTGGTATCTCAATGGTATCTCATGCAAAGATCCCCAGTAGTGATTTTCTTTTTACATAAAGCAAAATTCCACCGGCTGCCAGCGGAATGATCCAGGTCAGGTTCCACCAGTTAAAGTTACGGACTATTTTCTTTTCACTTACTTTGGCAGAGGCTTCCTGTGTGCTTTGTAACGACTGTATCTCCCTGGTGATCGTCTGGCTTACGACCTCCCTGGGAGATGTCACGGCTTTGACTTTGAGCGTGGCCCCTCCACCGGGCCGTGGCTGCACCTGGTAATCGATCCTGACATCGCTGCCCTGATCGGCGGCCACCTCCTGGATGATCAGCTGGCCTTCCGGGGTAAAAGAAAAGCTGGCATCGAACGTAGCGGTGTCCGATGGGATCCTGGTGGTGTCGAGCTCCACGGTGGTAATGGCCACATAAGAGCTGCTGTCTTTTTGCTGGTAGATTTCCTGGCTTACTTTCTTTGTGCTGCTGCATGATCCCAGGATCAGGATCAAGGCAGCAAGTGTGATAATGGTTTTCATGGCGTGAAATATAAGTTTGCTTCGAGGTTACGACGGATAAGCAGGCCCTGTAGTTCTTTCCCTCCGGCCTTGGTCCACTTCAAAAATTCATGGCGTATAGATGGATCCATGGGATCATTGGAAACTTTGGCCTTTAACGTGCTGGACAAAAAGCGTCCAAAACCCAGGTTATAGATAAATGAAATCAAAGCTGCAAACTGGTTTTCGGTTATGGGCAAATGCAGGCTGTTCAGCTGGTTCTCAAATTCTGCCAGGTCCTGGCGAAGCAGCTCATCGGCAATATGCTCGGTGATCCTCATGCCCTGGTACACGCCCAGGGTATGGCCATACCCGATGGTCAGCTTACCGGCAGGGCAAACATATGCCTGCAAGCGGCAGCCCTCCATCTGCTTAATCAAATTAATACCGGCCTGATTCGTTTTCATGACTGCTTATGCCCATTTAGAAGATCGGTTTTATCCTCACTGCCCTTTGAGCTGCCATAGAAGAAGTCCACAACGGTGGAAAACTTGGCTATGAGAGCTCCGATCGACATTACCAGCACATCACGAAGCGGGCTGTCGGGGTGGTACAGGATAAGCCATACGAGCATGCCAATCAGCACGAATGTCCCCAGGGCGATAAGGGCCCCCAGGGTGTACTTGAAAATTTCCTTAGTCTTCATTTGGCTTGATTTTTGGGTTTAATACTACTGCCCCGGGGCATCATCTTCCAAAGCTCCATGATTTCACTTTGAGTAAGCTCCCGGAAGCTGTTGAACTCACGGGTATGCTCCCGCTGCCATTCGTTCCATTGGATGCAGCTTTGCCCCAGGTTGTATGAGATTGTTTCCAGGTCACTTATCCTGGAAGTCTGCTGGTTGTCGATTTCAATACTTGCGCTGCGATCCCATTGGTACTGAGCGAAAAAAGCGGCAAACATTGCAGCGATAATGATGCTCATGATATTATCCTTCAGCCACGTTTTTTGCTTTGTAGTCATTTGTAAAGCCCCCATTTAAGTTTTAATCACGTAAACATCTTACCGGAAGGCCGTAATGCTTAGGCATGGTGTATATGGCAGCGGCCCCGGCGTTAGTGTAATAGATAAATCCTACTTCCGGAAGTGCCTGGGTAGAGCTCCACCAGGCTCCTGAGGATCCCCGGTTGAATATCTCTCCGAGATCGGTGTAATACCAACCGGAGTAATGCAGCTTCAAAGGCGATTTGTAAGCCTGCTTACCCATTGATAAGCGGTATTGTTCATCATAAGCTTTCCATTCCAGGCGTGTTGGCAGTCTCCATCCCGGGCCCAGCGCCTGGCAGGGGTCATGCTCTGCAATCCAGTTGCAGTCCTCCATGATCCGGGTTTGCCACACCGATGGGTCGATCTGGTTAAATTGGTAGATAAGCCCGGCCACGGACGGGTTTTTGGATGTAATAATACCGGCCTGTTTCGGGGCGCCAAGGTTCTGGGTGATCCAGCATTGACCGTTTATTTCGGTCACGCCGTAGGTAATGCCGTCTGCGGTCGGCGCGGTGCAGTCCTGCGCTGTGAGGGCGAACGTGGCTGCGAGGGCGATGAGGATTAGGGTTAGGTGTCTCATTGGATTCGGGTTGCGTTAAAGTTTAGGTACTGAATTGTGAGATTTCCGCTATTGTCGGATTTGGCCTTCAGCTTCAGCACGTCGGAAGCTGACAGGACGGCGATGTTTGTCGCCGACACTTGTCCGTAAACGCCCCCGGTTGCGACCTTGCGTTCCGCGTCCATTTGTGTATCTTCGACATCATCGACAAAAAGCGAGATATGGCAGGTGGTGTTGTTGACGCTGTGGGTAAATGATGCGCTGTAGTTGATTAGGTAGGTTCCGGCCTGACCTACGGTAATCGTTGAATCGGTGTACGTTGCGTTGACGTTGGTTCCGGCCTGAAGGCTGACGATGGTTTTATATGTGCTTGTGGTTGCGGTGACGTTTGATGCGTTCTCGAACAGTTCCGCGATGGTGTTTTCGTGTGTCAATTCGCCGCCGATGGTTACGGTGTTTGCGGAAAAGTCGCCTCCGATGAGCGGTTTTGTAGTGTTGGAATTGTCGATGTATAGCTTGTTGCTCCCTGTTTCGTTATACCCGGCTTCGTAACCTATGAAAATAGACCCGCTGCCGGTATGCAGATACCCGGCATTACGCCCGATGGCGACATTAGTTCCGCCAGTCTGATTGCTGTAACCGGCCCTATAACCGAGATAGGTATTATTTTCGCCATTCGTGACGCTTGCACCCGCATCCCTGCCGATGCCGGTATTCTGACCCGCCCCGCTCATGGTGCCAAAGCAATTATATCCGACCGCGGTGTTATTACTTCCTGTTGTGTTATTTAAAAGAGCTCCATAGCCAATCCCTGTATTTTGATTTCCGGTTGTGTTTGATTGGCCTGATGCTGCACCAACGAATGTCGCGTAGTTTCCGGTTGTCATCCCATACCCGGAGTTTCGACCTACAAACACTCCGTAGGCACCCGTTGTGTTAGAGTAACCTGCTTGATATCCGATGGCCGTGTTTCCGTCCGCATCTCCGTTTGTGTATAAAGCACTATGACCAATGGCCACATTTTGGGTCGCGCCGGTTGTGGTAGTCCGTAGTGCATTATATCCAATTGCAACGCTAGATGTAGTAGTCGTCCCGTTTATCAATGATAATGCTCCAATAGCTGTATTTTCTGCTCCGCTGGTGATTGCCGCCATGGATTGCAATCCAATCGCTGTATTATAATTTGCAGTAGATTTTTCCCCGGCCAGAGCTCCGATAAAGGTGGCCCCGTATCCGGTTGGTTTTACGAATGCAGTCGAACGATAGCCAAGTAATGTATTATTTAAAGTCGGGTCTATATATCCCGCATCGCGACTTACGATTGCGATATTTTGCGAGCGCGGGAAAATCATGTAATCACCTCTATTTGTCAACTTCCAGGCAGTCAAGTTGTAATTGTGCTGTTTTTCGGTAAACAGCGCCTTTTCAAATTCCCAAAAAGTCAGATACTTACCTATTTGCGATAAATGAATACCATCTATCATGGCGCCGCTGGAAACAAAATCATCGTAAGTGCCAATGGATAGCGCATTCATAAATGACGCCCCACGATCTCGTGCAATAATTAGTAAGCTGTCACTTTGCGCCTGCCCTCGGTGGTTGCTTTCGTCATTCGGGCAAACTATCATCACGTCCATCTCCGGCCTCAGTAATTGAAGCAGCCCCACGAGGCTATCCATTGAGATAATTGGAGAGTAGGTCGATTCGTCGAGAAATGTGAGAATAGCAAGTGAGGCATCAGTGCTATCTAAAAATTGGTGAATTTCTGCGGTGTCTTTGTTTGTAAATCTTTCTAAGATTGCGCTGCCACCATTCTGCGAGATGTGAACATTCAAATACCCTTTTTTCTGATCGCCAGCATAGGTCTTAGGGTGCATCTCTAAACTATGCCCAAAAAGTTTCACGGTGTCGCTGTCAAGCGCGCGAATGTAAACGGTATCGCCATAGTAAGTGTAAATGTTGTTACCGGCCTTATTCCATGTGTACCAACCTGCCCCCTCTGCTGCGTCGCAGTCAATGGTATCGGGTGTTAGCGAGTTAAGTTGAACGCTGAAGCGCCCGTAACCGGATTTTGTTTTGTAATGAATTTTGAATTTATTAAAATTGACGCTCGATAACTTAATGGTTGCGCCGCTCGTCTTAGTTGTCATCGCCCGGTCATTCCAATTATCCGCATCTTCATATGTTGTTTCAACCCATCCGCTTCCAAGAGCGCAGTAGAATCCGTAAGTGTTATAGATATTAGAGGCGAAAAATTCATAACCGCCGCCGTAACCATATTTCAGACCTCCTATCTCTTTTATCGGATAGCCGTATAAGGGCGCGTAACTGTCACCAATTACCAATATGTTTGCATTGTTAATTGTCGCAGTAGATTGATTGTCAAGCATAGCCGCCGACCAGTCCATTTTCCAATTAACCAA